GTGTGTAAAAAAAGAACGGGAAATTAAGGGGGTGGTTAATGTTCGGATAGCGCGACGGCGCGAACGCAGTAAACCTTGACTGTTTCCGAACATTTCACATATCAAGGTTGAATGCGAATAGGTGGTATTCAATGACAAGAAAGAAAAACGATTGGTATTCCTCCGAGGAATGCCGTGAGGCAATGCGCCTCTATTCCGAGGGGTTGTCCCTTAACGATACGGCAAAGAAATTCGGCGTCAATAGGTTTACTGTTCAATACGCCGCAAAAAAATACGGCGTTAAGAGTTGTATTTCATTTATGGAAGGTCAACGAATCGCAAACGAAAAGCGATCAAGGGGCGAACTTCCGATGCCGATATACAAAAGGAAAGATGAATTTCTAAAACAGACGGAATCTGAATTGGCAATAAAACTAATGGAAAAGGGTTTCAATTATCTTGGTGGTTATAAACCGAGAAATGAAAAACCGACAATTCGGATTTGTTGTCAAACTTGCGGGAATGTCTTTGAACGAGGTTTCGAAGTGACTTTCGGAAATCTTACTTGCCCGAATTGTAGGCATCAAAAGGTAATTGAACGTCAGTCCAGAAAACAGAATGAATACCGAACCAAAGTTGAACAACGGCGGAAGGAACTTGAACAGAAAAGGATTGAACGTCAGGTCGCCGATGATGAAAGATTGAACGCGGTTCATTCGTGCAAGGTTTGCGGTCGTGATTATACGATTCGAGACTATATGCAAAGAACCGGAATGTCATATCGTCGGGATTCGGGATTCTGTTCTGCGGAATGCCGCGACGCAATGGCAAAAGTTAATCAAAAGGAAAACAAGCGCAAACACCGTGGCGAATATAACCATATTCGACGGGTTAAGAAATTTGGCGGAGATTACGACAGGGGGATAACGTTAAAAAGCGCAATTAAACGGTTTGGTTTGACTTGCTCAATCTGCGGCGAACAATGCGATCTAAACGACCGTTCATACAGTAAATATTGCGGGGCATTATATCCGAGTGTCGACCATATAATCCCGTTGAGCAAAGGCGGGACGCATACTTGGGACAATGTGCAAATCGCGCACATTATTTGTAACAGTCGAAAGGAGACAACGATTCTTGGAGGTGACGCCGTATGAAGAAACAACCAAGTAAGGCGAAAGACCTTGTTTCGGGCGTCCATACATTGCACGACGAGGCGTTGGAACTTGCGGAATCCGTCGTTTTTATGGCGAAGAAACTTGAAGAAACCAGAATCAAATTAGAAAACGAACCGTTAGTCATTCCATATGACAACGGGGGCGGACAAACAGGCATCAGGGAAAACCCGCAGTTTGTCGCATATGAACATTTATTGGCGGCATATAACAAAAGCCTCCGACAGTTGAACGAGATTGTCGAGAAAGGCGCACCCGTCAGGAAAGCATCGTCGATTATGGCGGAACTGTCGACGATTGCGGGAAGGAAAATCGGTTAAATGTTAGGAAAGACGGAACCGAGGGTTTGGACGCCGCCGTTGAGGGAACTTACAAGGGAAACATCACTTGGATTTGCATTCTGCGATTTTTGCGAGGCATTGGGCGTTGAACTTGTCCCGTGGCAAAAATGGTTGGCGGTTCATTCTTTGGAAATAGTGACCGAGGGCGAAAATTGGCGTTTTCGTTTCCGTTACGTTCTGATTCTGATTTCAAGACAGAACGGGAAAACGTTTTTTGAAGTCCTATTGAATATCTTTTTTCTGTACGGGTTGAAGTCGCATCTTGTATTGGGTACGGCGCAGAACTTGGACACGGCGGTTGAAACATTCGAGGACACCGTCGCACAGATTGAATCGACACCAGAATTGAAAGAGATTTTGCGGAAGGTCAATCGCGGAACAGGAAAAAGGGAATTGTTATTGGACACGGGCGACCGTTACAAGGTAATTGCCGCAACAAGAAAGGCAAGGGGTCTTTCGTCCGATCTAATTATGATGGACGAGTTGCGAGAACAAACGAATTGGGACGCGTGGGGCGCAATCTCAAAAACGATGATTGCAAGACCAACGGCAATCCTGTTCGGTTTGTCGAACGCGGGCGACGTGTCGTCCGTTGTTCTCCGTCATTTGAGAATGCAAGCGCATTCGCAGTTAGGAGACCCCGACGGGATAGCATCTGCCCGCGACAAATTAGGCGGCGAAGATATGGAGGACGCAATCGGGCTTTTCGAATGGTCGGCAAAACCGGATTGCGAAATAAACGACGTTGAAGAATGGGCGCAAGCAAACCCAAGTTTGGGTTATGGATTCTTAACAGAACGAGCATTGCGAACGGCAATGAACACAGACCCCGAAACAATCTTTCGGACTGAATGTTTGTGCCAATGGGTCGAATCAAGACTTCCCGAACCGTTTCCCGACGGGGCGTGGGTCGGTGGCATTGATGAACATTCATTCATCAGGGAAGATTCCGAACTTGTTTTCGGCATCGACTTGTCACAGGACAGGAAATACACAACGATTGCCGTTTGCGGTCTGCGTGACGACGGGAATTACCACGTCGAGGTCGTCGAACGGCGAATGGGTACGGAATGGGCGGTCGATTGGTTCAAACAACGTGCGCCGAAGTACGGAAATATGAAATTGGCGTTCCAAGAAAGGGGCGCACCCGTTAGCGGTCTTGGAGAAATGATTTGCACCGTTGCGGGCGTTGAAAGAATGGCACAGGGCGGTTCCGACCTAACGTCAGGTTGGGACAGGTTTTACGACGCGGTCGCCGCGTGTGCGCCTGACAATGCGAGGGGCGGAATCAAGGTGTTTCACCTTCCGCAACCCGTCCTCGACGCACCAGGTCGGACGTGCCAAATGCGAAATCTTGGCGGCGGCGTAATGCTACCAAACAGAATCAAGTCACCCGACGACGTCGCGCCGCTTATGGCGTGTGCAATGGCGTTCGCGGGTTCAACGATGATTAACAAAAAAGAAGAAAAGAAGATTCACGATTCCGTTTATGCACAGGGGGCGTCAATCTTCTTTGTTTAAAAGGAGGGCGAAAAAGTGCCAAGCATAATGGAAAGGTGGCGTTTGCTCAAAAAACCGTCTGTCGTGAATGTCACGATTTCGGGCGACGCATCGACACAGGTTTTGAACCTGTCGGCGCGGGAACTTTACCAGACACAGGACAATTTGCAAGCGGTCGTAAACTTCCTTTCGAATTCCATTGCGCAGTTACCGTTGAAGGTCTACGCAAGGGACGGAGAAACGGAACGCAGACGCGATCGAGATTCAATCGCGGCAAAACTTCTTTGGCGACCGAATGACGACCAAACCGAATTCGAGTTCATACGCGGTCTAATGGTCGAGTATTTCGTTTTCGGTTCTGTCTATGTTTGGGTAACACCTGACATCAATTCCGATTCCGGTTATCAGTTGCGAATCATTCCGTCAGAATGGATTGTCAAAGTCGACGGCAACGCATACGCACCCGACATCATCAGGGTTTGTTCGAGGAACGGCGGAACGGCGTTTGACATACCGCGTGACGAGTTCGTACAGTTCAAGACGTATTCTGCGGGCAATCCGTCGGGTTATCTTTCCCCGATTTCCGCATTGCGTCAGACATTATGCGAACAGGTCGAGGCGGGCAAGTTCCGTCGTCAGTTGTGGCGTTCGTCGGGCAGACTTAACGCACAGATAATCAGACCGAAGGACGTTGCACCGTGGGACGACGAGGCGCGAAAGAAGTTCGCAACGGCATTCCGCGAGGCTTGGGGTGCGGGCGGTTCCAAAGCGGGTTCAATACCGATTATGGAGGACGGAATGGAAATCAAGCCGTTCTCGACTTCGTTTAAGGAATCCGAGTGGGCGCAGTCCGTCAAATTATCCCGTGAATCCGTCGCGGCGGCATACGGCGTCAACCCGTCGTTGATTTGGCATAGTGACACGCAGACTTACGCAAGCGCGAAAGACAATGCCCGTGCGTTATATGCCGATTGTTTGGGTTCTGTTCTCCAAATGTTGCAACAGAGAATAAACACCTTCTTGATTCCGAAGGTTGACCCGACACCGAATCTGTATGTTGAATTCGACCTGACGGAAAAGTTGAAAGGTTCGTTCGAGGAAAGGGCGTCAATATTACAGACTTCCGTTGGTGCGCCGTGGTTGACAAGAAACGAGGCACGAACGGATATGAACTTACCGCCAATCGAGGGCGGCGACGATCTGATAACGCCTTTGAATGTCGCAACAAACGGGGTTGCAAATCCAGGCGACGATTATTCATACGACGGCATCGACAATCAGGCAAAATCAGGAACGCACAGAATCACGCCTGTTTGCGCTTGCAAAGATTGCAAGGATAACGACATCAAAATAAAAGGGAAAAGCGCACAGAACGAAAATGACGCGGTCACAGACGTATTTGTGAAGTTCTTTGAACGTCAGTTCCGTTCAATCGCACCGAAAATCAATTCGGGCAAAGACTTTTGGGACGAAAAACGTTGGGACAAAGAACTTGCCGACGATCTGACGCCCGTTTTTCAGAAAATCGCAGATGCACACGGGAACGAGGCATCAGAAACCCTTGATTCCGTCTACATTCCCGAACTTACGGAAAAGTACATCAGGAAAACGGCGGAGAACCGCGCAAAGAACGTCAATGCGCAGACCTTAACGAGAATCGAAAAGGCGTTGGCGTCAGGCGCAAAGGCGGCAAAGCCAAAGAATCCAGAAATCGAGGACGACGAGGACGAGGAATCAGACCTTGACATCGTCGGTCACGTTTACGAGGTACGCGAGAACACGGCGGAAACGTTGGGACGTTCTGCGGCGACTGCGGTTGCATCTTGGGCGGCGATCGAGGCAACGCACCAAGCAATTTCAAATAGTGCGCCGCGTGTAGTCGGAAAGATTGTCGAAAAAGAATGGATAACGGGTGACAACCCGCGTCCGTCACATTTGGCAATGAACGGCGAACGTGTCCCGATAGATGCGGACTTTTCGAACGGGCAGCATTGGGTCGGAGACGACACGGGAGACCCCGACGAATCGTGCGGTTGTAATTGTTCGATTCAGGTTGTTATTTCACGGAGGTAATACAGAAATGAAAACAAAAGAATTCGGCGTCAAGTACAAGGACGAGGGAAACGGAAGTTTGGAGGGTTACGCATCGACTTGGATTCGTGAACCTGATTCCTACGGTGACATCGTCAAAGAGGGCGCATTCACAAACACGTTGAAAGACCGTTGGAACGGCGGCGAAAATATCCCGCTTTTATGGTCGCACCAAATGGACAACCTTTCGTCATACATCGGCAAGGCGAAAGCCGACGAGGACGAAAAGGGTTTGCATTTTGTCGCGGAGTTCGACGGAACGGACGAGGCGCAGAGGGTACGCGATCTATACAAGGACGGCAGACTTTCCAAGTTCAGTTTTGCATATGACATTTTGGACGCCGCACCCGTTGAACTTGAAAACGGCGTCAAGGCGAATGAACTTCGCGAACTTGACCTGTTCGAAATATCTTGTGTCTGCGTTCCCGCAAATGACGACGCGGGCGTTGTTGCGGTGAAGTCCGTTGAACCAGAACAGAAATCAGGACGCAGAAACAGTCAGAAAGACGCCGACACAATCAAAAAGGCAATTGACGGCATCAAGGAAAACATCAAGTCGTTGGAATCCTTATTGGAGAACAACGCCGATGATACAGAGAAAGACGACAAACCCGAAACAGAGGTCGAACCGGAAGTCAACGAGGCATCGGAGGAACAGACGGACAACGGCAATGCAAAGAGGGCGTCCGACCTTCTCGAAAAAATAAATCAGTTCAAGGAGGATTCAACAAATGAATCTTAAAGACAGATTGTCACAGGCGAAATCCGAATTGACAGAACTTGAACCCGCAATCAAGGCAAACGACGTCGAGGCAATCGACAAGGGCGAAGTTCTCGTCAAGGAGATTTCAGACCTTGAATCACAGATTGAGAAAGCGGAAAAGGCGGCATCAATCCTTGATTCTATCGGCAAGACCGAAGAAACCAACAAAGACATTACGGAGGGAAAGAAAATGTCAACGATCGAAGAATTCACAAGCAAGTGCGCAGAAATGACAGACAAGAAGTCAGGCGTCAGAACACATTTTGAAAAGGCATACAATAGCGTAATCACCGCACCGCAGATTGCGGACGTTGACCGTTCTATTGCGCCTGTTGGAACGAGGGTTTCCGCATCTTCCCTTTTTACCGAGGCACAGATTAGCGGAAACGCAATTACATATTTCCTTGAAGGTGCATTCGAGACATACAACAATGCGGGCATCGGCACAACCGCACAGAACAACAAGAAACCCCAGGTTTCAACATCGTTCGCACCCACAACCCTTGCCCTTTCCAAGATTGCCGCTTGGGTTAAGGAAACAGACGAAATCCTTGTTGATGCGCCTTTCCTTGCAACCGAGGTTCAGAATACACTTATGCATCAGTTAGGCAAGGCAGAGGACGCATACGTTATCAACGCCGTTGGTTCCACAGTTGGCATCGGTGCCGCTACATATGACGGCACAACAAAGACATTCGCAGACGGAATCCTTGATGCAATTATGAAGGTCAAGAATGATTCCGCATACGACGCATCGGTTGTTGTTCTCAACCCCGCCGACATCGTAACACTTATGACTGCGAAGGATTCCAACAAACAGTATTACGGCGGCGGTTATTTCGTCGGCGCATACGGAAACGGCGCATATGGCGTACCTTCCGCAATTTGGGGCGTTCCGATCTATGCATCTTCCGCAGTTGAAAGCGGAACCGCGCTTGTTGCCGCAAGGGAGGCAGTCAAGACTTGGAGAAAGGGCGGAATGGACGTTGCAATCGCCGCAGAGAACGAGGACGATTTCCTTTACAACCGCGTTACTCTCCGCGCAGAGGTTCGCCTTGCAACCGCAGTCGTTGACTTGAAGGGCGTTGTCCTTCTTGCAACCGAGGGTTCGGGTTCCTGATAAGTGAACGAAAGGGGACACGCGGGCAACCGCCGTCCCCTTTTTACCCATTTTTGAAGAAAGGAGGTTTGACCGATGAAGATTTACAACGTCAACGGTCGTCAGGTTTGGTTGAATGAACCGCCGAAAGGTTACGTTGAACCGGAACCGAAGAAAAAGACCGAAGAAAAAGTCGAACCGAAAACGGAATCCAAGCCAAAAGCAAAGGCAAAGAGGGTTTCGAATAAGTCAAGAAAGGAAGTTGGCAACAAATGATTAACACGACTTGGGGTTATAAACTTACAACCGCAACCGCATTCACCGACTTTCTGACGACAACCGAATTCAACAATTTTACTGCGAACAAGTACACGGGCGACGTTCGAATCGAACCGAATATCCATTCCGCAACAAGGGCAATCCAGAATTATTGCGGTTGGCATATTTACCCGAACTTGGAATGTGAAATGGTCTATCGTGTCGTCGACTTGCGCGACTGTTTCGTCGGTTCCGACCTTCTTATTCAGTTACCCGCAACGTTCGTTTCGGGGATAACATCAATTCTTTTGAACTGTTCTTTTGTTGATAATGAATGGCACGGCGATTCCGTCACGGATTTTGACCTTGATTCGTCAGGTCTTTTGAGAATCTACGACGTGGGCAGCATCGACAGACGTTCTAAAATCCGAATCGTTTACAACGCGGGCATCGACGCAACCGAAATGGACGCAATCAAGGAATTAACGGCGCATCGTGTTACACACGCCGTTTCAAGTTCTTACGGCATCACATCAGAGGCGGCGGGCGGTGTTTCCGTAACGTATAACGCGACTTGGGCGGGCAATACCCGTTCAACGGCGTTGCCTGACGATAACAAGGAAGTTTTGAATACTTACCGTGTGAAGGGGGTGTTCTGATATGTTGCCGTCTTTCGCGAAACAATCAATTGTGATTGTCAGGGCGGGGACAAAGACAATCAGAGGTTCAACAGTCCCCGATTGGTCGTCGAACGCAGTTAAAAAAACGACCGTGAACGGTTGTTCCGTTCAACCCGCATCAACAAGCCTTTCACTTGACGGGCGGGTTCTCGGGTTGTCTGACGGTTGGACGGCATACGTCCCCGAAGGAACGGACGTCAAAGCGGGCGACCACGTCGAATTCAACGGGAACACATACGAAATCAACGGTGAACCGAGGATTTGGACGGGTGCATTTACGCGGTCAAACATTCAATTAAACCTGATTCGTTGGGAGGGTTGAATTATGGCAAGCGAAATCCGGATTGAATTCATCGGCGAAGGTTTCGGGGAAATCCTACGTTCTGACGGAACGCGAAGTCTTGTTCAAGAAACCGCAGACCAAATCTGCGACAGGGCAAACGCGAACAACAGTCGGGGCGGAAAAGGATTCACAAAGTCCGTTGAACAGTCGGCAAGGTACAAGAACAGGCGTTGGATTGGTTGGGTCACGACGGCAGACAAAAAGGCGGTCGAGGCGGAAACCGAGGACGGCGCATTGACGAGGGCGATATTATGAACATTTTGAAATCAGTTGACATCGAGGAAGAAATCAGGTCTGCGTTGGCGGAGTTTATTACGATCTATGTTCGCCCGTTGCCCGAAAACTTCACGACACCGTCAATCCTTGTCGAACTTATGGGCGGGACGACGGAAAACGAGATTGATTCATTTCTGGTGCGCCTGTCGTCACGGGCAAAGGAAAACGCCGATGCGTTGGAACTGTTGTCCGTTGCTCTTGGAATCCTTGAACAGAAAACAAAAGAACAGACAGGGAATCTGCGATTCTCCGTTGAACAAAATCTAATGAGTTGGGGCAATGACCCCGTCCGACCTGACTTGTGTTTGTGCTCGGCGACGGTCACAGTCCTTGCACATAAACAAATCGTCAATCTTGACGAATCCTAACGAAAGGAAGTTATACCATTATGGCAACAAATAATGTAAATCTCGGAATTGGTCTTGCAACAGGTATGGTCTATATGGCAGAGGCGGGAACCGCTTTGCCGTCAAGTCCCCTTTCTGACCTTTCTTCCGATTGGAAGTCCATTGGCGCGATAACATCAGACGGCATCACTTGGGCAACAGGTAAAGATTCCGAACCCCTCCGAAATTGGGCAAAGGAAACCGAAAGACTTACTGCGTCCGACGAGGGCGGAACAGTTACCGCGCCTTTAATGTACACCGACAAGGCAACATTGGAGGCAATCTTTGGCGCATCTAACGTCAGTTATTCCGCCGCAACATCAAGCACAGGCAACATCACGTCCGTTACGGTTGCCCCAGGTGTTAGCGCATCACCAAAGGCGTTCCTTTTCCTTATGAAAGACGGCGACGATATGATGTTCGTAGGTACGACAAAGGGAATCGTTCGTGATGTTTCCGACATTTCGTTTGCACCCACAAGCGCAATCGTTTGGGAGGCAACAATCGAGGCGGCATCTTGGACGTTTGCAAAGGACGACGGACAGGTTGCGTCCTGATAACTGAAAGGAGTTCTGATTATGCCTAACGAACTTAATTTAAACACAAACGTTGAAGTCCTTGTCGTTACGATCGGGGACAAGACATACAAAATCCCGCTTGCAAAATCCCTTCCTTTGAAAAAGGCAAAGGGACTTATGAAACTTACAAGCAAAAGCACGGAAGAACAGTTCGACGCATTCGTTGAGTTTTTCAAGGAATACATCGACGCGGACGTGGTGGACAATCTGCCGATTTCCGCATTGACCGAACTTGCAAAGGCTTGGAACAAAGCAAACGGGGACGAGTTGGGGGAATCATAAGCCTTGCAAGTTTCGCAGAAGAACATTGCGAGGCGATTACATATGACCTTCTGACAAGAACTAATTATTCATTAGACGATGTCGGGGGCGAACTTTCGTGGTTCGCCCTTGATTCGTTTATACGGAATTTGGATTCCGGTTCTGCCCTTGCCCGCGATTTGGGAAAGTCGACGGGTTGGGAAAACACCTTACAGACGAACATTTTGTTGGCGGACATTTACGACCTTTTGCAAGTCATAAATGCCAATCTGTGCGGTAAAAAACGAAAGAGAATAAAACCCTACCCGCGACCGAACGGGAAGGACAAAGATAGAAAAATCGGGAAAGGCGCATTGCCTTTGAACGAACTTGAAAAATGGTTTGAGGAGAAACGCAATGGCAAACGGAATTGAGGTTGCAAAGGCGTATGTGACAATCGTTCCGACAATGGAAGGGTCACAGGCGACAATTTCAAAAGAATTGGGCGCAGTCACCGAACCCGCCGCAAAAGAGGCGGGCGAATCGTCAGGAAAGACGTTTGGTGCGTCATTGGCGGCGGGACTGAAAACCACAGGCGCGGTCATTGCGGGTGCAATGGCGGCGGCAACAGGTGCGGCAGTCGCAATGGGAAAAGGATTCATTGATGCGGCAAACGATGTTTCCGAGTTGGGAAACGCGATCGACAAAGAATCCCAGAAAATGAATATGTCTGCGACGGGTTATCAGGAATGGTCGTTCATTCTTGAACACGCGGGAACGTCCATTGAAGGAATGAAAACCGCAATGAAGAAATTAACCCTTGCCGCCGAGGAAAACAACGATGCGTTCGCCGCATTGGGAATCTCCGAAGAACAGTTGGCAACAATGTCACCCGAAGAAACTTGGAATGCGACCATTTCGGCATTGCAAAATGTCACAGACGAATCAAGGCGTTTGGAACTTGCCAATTCCTTGCTCGGGAAGGGCGCGGTCGAACTTGCGCCTTTATTTAATATGACGGCGGAACAAACCGAAGATTTGAAACAACAGATTCACGATCTAAACGGCGTTATGTCCGACGAGGCGGTCAAAGATGCCGCCGCATATCAGGATTCATTACAAAATATGAATACCGCGTTTGACGGTCTGAAAAAAAATATGATGTCCAATTTCCTTCCGAGCATTACAACCGTTATGGACGGATTGGCGAAGGTCTTTTCGGGTGACGGTTCGGGAATCGGACAGATAAAAAGCGGTTTGCAATCCGTAATCACTAATATTACACAACTTGCACCGCAGTTCTTGGGTTTGGCGCAGACAATCATTACCTCTTTATTGTCAGGATTTGCGCCGATGTTACCCCAAATCGTATCAACCGTTTTTGGCGTACTTATCCAAGCCGTAACAATCGTGACGGGTATGTTGCCCGATATGTTGCCAATAATAATTTCGGGAATCGAGGGAATAATGAATGCCTTGTTCGAGGCGTTGCCCGTCATTGTTGAGGGTTTGGGACAATTCATAACATCAATCGTGACTTGGTTGTCAGAGGGCGACAACGTAACAAAGTTTGTGAACGGTTTGATTGAATTGGCATCACAAATCGTCAATCAGATTGCCGTTCTTTTGCCTGTTTTGCTGCCCGCAATCGTGCGCATTATCACCGAAATTGCAATGGCATTGACGGACGCAAAGAACGTCAAAATGATTCTTGATGCCGTCTTGGTCGTTGTCGGTGCGGTGGTTGTCGCATTGGCGGAGGCATTGCCCGAAATCGTAAAACAGGTTGTTTTAGTTACGGACAACATATTACAAACGATTGCAAGTTTCTTCGGACTTAACCGCGAGAAAGTCGCACAGGCATTGGCAAATATTATTCAGACGGTCACCAATTGGGGAAACAACGTCAAGAATTTTATTACCAACCTGATTAACAACATCAAGAACAGTTTTACGAATTGGTTGAACAACCTTAAAACCGGATTTACAAACGCATTCAATACCATTCGAAACAATGTCCAGAACATAACGAACAAGGTTCGTGACCTTGTCAACAATGTTATTAACACAATCAAGGAACTTCCGAACAAGGTAATCTCAATCGGAAGAAACCTTGTTGAAGGTCTGTGGAATGGTATTTCCGACAAAATCCAATGGGTCAAAAACAAGATTTACGCAATGGGCGACCAAATCTTGTCTGCGATCAAATCCGTTTTCGGCATTGCGTCCCCGTCAAAAGAGTTCGCCAAGATTGGCGGATTCCTTGCCGAAGGTTTGGGCGAAGGATTTGAGGACGAAATGCACGATGTCCGATTGGATATGGTCGGCAGTATGGACAACCTGACGGGCAATATGACCGCCACAGTTAGCGCATACGGCGTCGGCGCGGACTTAATGGGAAATAATACCACATTCAACGGCGGCGCAATTACGGTGAACGTGTACGCCGCACAGGGGCAGAGTGAAACAGACATTGCCAATCGCGTTGCATTGAAACTTGAAGAAATGACGCGGAGAAAGGGGGCAATCTATGCCTAACTTCTTAAATGGCTTTAACAGTCAAGGACTGATAAAGTGGGACGGAGAGAATTCGACCAACTATGGCATTGTCGTTGGCGAATCTCCCGTCTTTGATAAACCCCAAAGAAAACAGACAGTTTACAACGTTATAGGTCGCAACGGTTCGATCGTGATGCAACAGGACGCATTCGAGGACGTTGTCAGAACTTACAATGTTTGGGTCGCCGAAGAAACCGAAGAAGATTCGGGCGGTGTCCTTTCGAATACATTGTCCGACCGAGTTTCCGCAATTACGGCGTGGTTGAATTCCAAATCAGGATATAAGGAATTGGAAGATTCTTTCGAACCTGATTACTTCCGACTTGCTTATTATTCGGGCGGTGATGCGTTCTCAAACAATATGATGCAATACGGACAGGCGGAATTGAATTTCACTTGCCGTCCAGAACGGTTCCTCAAAACAGGCAAAACCGAAGTGACGGTCACGAACGGAACAATCCTTAACAACCCGACAAAGTTTACGGCAAAACCCCTGATATACATTGCGGGTTCGGGAACGTTCGGAATCACGTTGGGCGGAAAGACGATTTCCGCAACGGTCACAGATTATATCTACATAGATTGTGACGCACAGAACGCATACAGATTAACGACAGAAAACAAGAACGACAAGATAACAGGTTCGTTCCCTGTTATGCCGTCAGGTGCAAACACGGTGGCAATAACGGGAAGTCCAACCACGGTCAAGATAACACCACGATATTTCACGATTTGAGGTCTGAATTATGATTCCGATTCTATATTCAACAGTCACCGAAGGTTCCGTTCCGAACAATTACGGAATCGGGGCATTGTCGGACGCGATAAGGGCGGAGGTCACGGAACAAAGAAACGGCGGATTTGAATTGTCGTTGACATACACGGCAAACGGAATTCACGCAAGCGAAATCCAACCGAACCGTATTATCAAAGCAAAACCGAATTTCACCGACAATCCGCAGTTGTTCAGAATATACAAGGTCGGAAAGACTATCAACGGACAATTCGAAGTCAACGCACAACATATCAGTTACGATCTGTCGGGAAAGATTATCAGTTCCGGTTCTGCGGGTTCTTGCGTTGCCGCCTGTTCCGTTTTACAAGCAAAGGCGGACAATTTCACGATAACAACGGACATCAATTCATCGCACACGTTCGCAATCAATGAACCGTCGTCCGTCCGTTCTTGGTTCGGAGGCAAGGCGGGAAGTCTGTTGGATATTTTCGGCGGTGAATGGAAATATGACAACTACACCGCAACCCTTAAACAGAACAGGGGTTCCGACAGGGGCGTTCGCATTTCGTATGGAAAAAACCTTATCGACTTGTCCCAGGAATTGGATATGGAAAATCTATGCACGGGCGTTGTTCCGTATTGCATTGATTCCGACGGATTTCTGACGATTGGAACAAAAGTTTCAACGGGGTTGATTCTTGATGTTTCAAGGGACAAGTCCATTGATTTTTCAAGTGATGTCGACTTTGAAAGTTCGACGCCGATTGCAACGCAGTTGGCGAACCTTGCGACAAACTACGTCAATAATAATAACCTTGTCACCGTCAAGAATTCAATCACATTGGATTTCGTACAGTTGGGCAGCATTCAAGACCGCGTCGATCTGTGCGATACGGTGCATATTTATTTCGAGGCGTTGGGAATCTCCGCAACGACCAAATGTATTGAAACCGTTTGGGACGTTCTCGAAGAACGTTACACATCAACAACGTTCGGCGACACCAGAACCAACATCACGGACACAATACTTGAACAACAGAAAGAAGTTGCCTTGAAACCGACATCGTCAATGGTCGAACAGGCGGTCGACAGGGCAACGAAACTGATAACGGGAAATCTTGGCGGATATGTCGTCATTCACGATTCCGACAACGACGGCGAACCCGACGAAATCCTGATAATGGACACAAACGACATTTCCACGGCAACAAAGGTTTGGCGGTGGAATAAGAACGGTCTTGGTTATTCGTCCACGGGATATGCGGGAACATACGGTCTTGCAATGACCGCAAACGGTGAAATTGTCGCCGACTTCGTGACAACCGGAACTATGGCGGGCAATCGTGTTCGAACGGGTCTGATTGCATCTACAAACAATCAGTTGCAAATTGACTTGGACGCGGGAACGATTACCGCACCGTCAATCACATTGAACGGTGAGGACGTCGAATCAACCCTTGACAGTCTTGTTCAGACTTCCGTTGCCACGTCTTACGCATTGTCAAATTCGGGAACGCAGATTCCTTCGACGTTCCCTTTGTCACAACCGACACAACCGACGGAACAACAACCGTATTTATGGTCTAAAACAGTTTACACATACGCGAACGGTCAAAGCAATACAAGTTACGGTGTTTCCGTCCGTGGTAATAACGGAACGGACGGTCAGGACGGCGCAGGACTTGAAATCAAGGGCAATTACGACACAATGGCGGACTTGATAGCCGACCACCCCACGGGAAGCGCG